ATACAGTATAGCATCATTTACTTTATGATTGCAAACTGCCCAACCAGGAACAGGCATCTTACTAGAATAAGGTCCAAAGTCCTGACTGATAATCTCTGCTAGAAAGTCATCATAAACAGCAGAGGTATGAAAGAAACGAATTTTCCAATCAATAGTAAAGTTTTCTTTTTTAATCTCCCTGGTTTCACTATCCACAATATCAAATGAACAATCAATGCCAGATTTGTTTTTCATAATCGTAGCATCATCATCTCCATAGTATTCTGTCAATGTATCATAATCAATGGAAAAACCCCACTTCTCATCAAAAATACTGCTCAATTGATGAATAACAGGAAAATGCTTACCACTCTCAATGAAAGTTTTTTCATCGTGTGCAGACTTATGAAAATTGTGAAGCGTATGGTTTTTCAAATAAGGACGACGAACTTGGTAGGAAGCAGTCATGGAGGTTTGGTTTTGTATGCACGTATTATAAAAGAAAACCTCAGGAGTGTCAAGCACTTCCTGAGGTCACGGGTGTTCCGATTGTAGAGTGTGCCGCACGAAAAGCACGAAACTATTTATGCCTCTTCCTGTGTCTTTCCCTTCTTACCAATATTATACTTCTGCTCCAATACCCAATCAGACTTATCCTTATATGCAAGAACTTTAATCTGGTTCAGTGGTGCAATATCAAGCACTGCTTCATCATTCACAATACCAATAAGACCCCAGTCGGCAAGAAGTCTTACAATACGATTGCGTCGTTGAACATCATTCACAGTAAGATTTGCGTGCTTGCCATCTAGAGCAAACAATTCCTTAAAGTGAACAATGTAATATCGTCCCTGTTTATGTAGGATATGGCACGATTGATAGAGTTTTTTCTCTTTCCTAGATGCAACCCCAATACGAGTCAAAGTTTCTCGCACTTTCAAAAAGTCATCTGGTTCATTCAAAGTGACCTCCACCATCATATTAGGAGACCAGTTTACCTGAGGTTCAATTGTTTGAGTAGTCATTTCGTTCCGCCAGTTTCAAGTCGTTGTTTAATAAAATCTAATTGTTCCTTATTCAGAATTCTCAAAGCTTGAGATGCTTTCTCATTACTATATCCATAGTATTGTTTAACGCATTCTAAATCTTTGACCTTATCTTTTCGGATCCAGGGAGAGAATCTCTTCTTTTTCCTAAGACTATTTAGATAAAACAAATATTGCATATCTTTGCTTATATGATGATTCATATTCATCTCATTTGCAAAGAGGATGCAATCAATATGTCCAGACAAACAACGATTAATAATATAAGGAGGATATGAACTAATTTCCTCCGACAAATCTTCTTTAGTAAAATTAATTGAGTTCAACCAGTCCTTCAGTTCCATAATTAAATAACACAAGTTCCTTTCTGCTTTTTTGCTCTCGCATATATTCACCAACTGACCTCATTGTATATGTAAGGTCAAACTCACCTACACCCCATCCACTAAATCTATCACGAATTAATTGAGATGAATTGTAGGATATAAGTTGAGGACCAATGAAACGATCGCAGATTATGGCGAAACCATCGTGATCAAATCCTTTATGCATTGACCCACGCTTACCATACAAGTTAGAACCAATCTCATATGGTGGGTCAAGATATGTGAATACATTTCTATCGTCAGTAAGGAGTTCCTGATAACGAAGATTAGTAATCTTCCAGTCCTTGACGATACTTCCATATCCAGGAAGTTTCTCAATACCCCTCATAGAGAAATTTGAGTTGGATGCCTGCTTACTAAAAGAAGATGATTCAGTAAGACCAGAGAAACTACACTTGTTTACAACATAAAATGCTGCTGCTCTCTGCAAATGTGGATTCTCTTTATCGTCTACTTCAGTTTTCATCTGAAGAAATAAGTCTTTTGCAAGTTCTGGTGTTGAATGTTTAGACTTGTATTCCTTCAGAACTTCACACAAATCTTCTGGTTCATCACGAAGAATACACCAAAAGTTATACAAAGGTTCATATAAATCGTTTACCCAAATATCAAGACTTGGATACTTCTTGCTGATGTGAATAGCAACGCTGCCCCCACCAATAAAGGGTTCACGATACTCCCTATAATCACGAAAGTCTGGAAGGTATTGTTCCAGTTTGACGCAAGCACGGGACTTGCCACCAGGATAACGTAAAGGTGTCTTAAAAGATTTCAAATTCGCATTCATATTCTTCATAATATACTTTTTCAGTAGCAATATCAATAAGTCTGTTAAAACTTTCAGACATCATATGATACCCACTTCCAACATAAATTTGTCCAAAAACTACTGCTACAGTAGCAGTTCCCCAAAAAATATAATAGAATCTAGATTTTACTTGATGCTGTTTTTTATTTTTCATAATCAGAGAATCAGTTTCTTTTCATCAGGAGTAATCAGTTTACTTCCATAAAGTTCATTATACTTTTTCTTCACACTAGAATTAACTTCTGCAATGTAAACAACATGAGTTTTAGACATAACGATCTCTGAGTTATCCTCATCAATCACAGTTGCCCATGGAGCAAACCCAACACTTTGACCTGTGGGAAGAACAACCAGACCATTCTGCACAGTCACGGTTGTGTCGTTTTCGGAAAGAAGTTCTGCAACGACTTCTTCACCAGTGATAATACGAAATAGTTTTACGTTCATAGTTCTAAATTAATTACTTAAACTCGCATTCTACCATAATTTCAGTTAGTGCCGCCAAGAAGTTAATTTCTTGGTCAGCAACGAAGGCAATCTGATACTGATACTTAGCAACAATAAGCACAGCAGCAGGAATGCTATTGTTTTCAAGGGATGTAAGAAGAGCATCGTAAATACGACGAAGCAATACCCCAGAATCATTGTCCAGATTATTAACAACCCACTTACGGACTTCAGTGAAGTTCTTTTGCTTGAGGTTTTTAATGAGGTCATTTACAGAAACATCAGAGAAAGTAGCAAGAATAGCAGAGTCAATTTTACCACTAGTTGAGTATCGTTGACACTCATTCAAAACACGACGCCAATCTGGGAAGTGCTTATTGATAAGTTCTACCAAGACCTTGTTATCATATTCAACACCTTCTGTATCCAGGATTTGTTTGAGACGACCGAAGAATCCTGCAGCAATTTGTGCTTTTTCTTTTCCTTTGATTCCAAACTCGACAACGGCACATCGAGAGTGGAGAGGTTCGATGATTTTGTTTTTGTAGTTGCAGGTGAAGATGAATCGGCAGTTGTTATAAAACGTCTCAATATTAGCCCGTAGGAGGAGTTGAACATCGTTCCCTGTGTTATCTGCCTCATCAATGATGATGACTTTGTGTTTTGCAGTCGAAGAAAGTGAGACGGTCGATGCAAAGTTTTTTGCTTGGTTCCGTACCGTGTCCAGAAACCGTCCTTCGTCAGATCCGTTAATGACATAATAGTCAACTCCAAGTTCGTGGCATAGTGCTTTTGCAACGGTGGTTTTACCCACACCAGGAGGACCAGCAAGAAGAAGATTAGGGACCTCCCCCTTATCTAGGAAGTCTTTGAAAGTCTTCTTGGTAGCATCGGGAAGAATGCAATCATCAATAGTCTTCGGGCGATATTTTTCACACCAAAGGAATTCATTACGATTCATAATTATACCCAGTCAGGTTTACGGTCGGGGATACGAAGATAATTATCGCACACCCACGGTTTAGATGCAATATACATTTTGTAAGCATCAAAGGTAGAGATGCTTGTGTCAAGTTTGTACTCGTCAGGCATTGCCCTTACGAAGGGTGTAGGACCCTTCCCAGAACGCCCTGTAGGGTCTCCTGAGGGGAATATATCCTTTGCTACCATCAAGGTACGAAAGCAAGTATGGACCTTACCATAACGCATCTTGTGCTCATCACAGAGAGCAATGCCATGTTCAAGCAACCATTGCCAGTTCATCACAAATTCATTTGCCCAGATAGTGCAGGGATGATTGCGAAAAGCACCCTTCTCAGTCGCATAGGGAGTACCGTCTGCTTTGGGAAGAGTGCCGAACCCATGTCCCCATTTATCAGAAGCAACAATAGCAAGCATCTGACAAGTCTCTAGGGGCATTTTAACAATGTGTTTGTCTGGAAGAACCCTAGCGGATTCCCAAGGATCTGAACTTGTGACAAAAATGTTCATAACAATTTTGATAAAGAAATTATCAACAGGAATGTAAGCATAATAACCACATCCCAAGATTTTGTCCTAACAAAGTAAGGAACTGAAATAAAGTCTGCAACAAAGTGTAAAATTACTCCAAATGTTACACTTACATGCAAAACAATAAAATAAGCAGCAATCACAAGAATGCTGCCCAATACTCTCATTGCAACATCAATCGGAATTGTTTTTTGTTTCATCAACTATAAATTGCATCATATAATCCACACCCCATTGTAGTTTGTCTGGGGGAATATCGCATATTTGTTGTGATAAAACTTTTTGTGCTTCTAAAATTCTCTCCTTTCCAAGAACATTAATCATAATAGAAGAGATACGCATGAATTCAGAAAAGTCTTCTTTATTCCCTTTCTTTGTTCCACTCACATACAAATCACGAATTTGTCCGAAAGTTTCTGCAAGATCATCACCGAAAGTAATTGTTTCTTCTTTAAGAGGAATTTGCATATTCTTAATACAGGACATGCTAAACTTCATGGATTTTCTAGTATCTTCAATAGATAGTGCCCACGGATCATTCATCCGATAAGAATATTGAATAATACCATTAGTACATTCTAATACCCGAAGAATTGCAAGATTGCGTTTTTCTTTTTCTGTAAGATTTTCAAATACATTTTTCCAGTCTTTCATTTCACAGGTTGCGGACCACCAACAATTTTAGCAGAGGGAATTTGTGCTTGAGCAACTTTTGTCGCATGACACTGGTTATTTGCCTCAACAATTGCTTCCAGGTAACGAGTATCACCTGGAAGTTGATATCTCACAATATACTTCATTCAAATGTAGAATCGGGTTCGAGTGCAATATAGTAAATCAGATCATATTGGGTACTCTTGAAACGAGACAACAGTTTCTTGGATACAACTACTTCATAAGAACCAGGAATAATCTTAATATTCTCAACTTTAAAGTTGAAAGAGAACTCACTTTCAGTTTCACCGACAATAACAGAGAAGTCATTAGAAGTTTCGTTCTTCTTATCGCGAACAACAAGTTTGACTACACCTGCTTCACCAACTGCAGAAAGGTCTGGCAGTTGATACACTGCTGCTGCTTTCAACAGTTTATCCAGTTGATTAGTATCAAGAGTGAAACATACATCTTCAGTAGGCAGAGAAATAGACTTCTCTGGAGGAGTCACAATGACATTAGGGTCTGCAAAGAAATACTTGGATCGAGATCGACCTTCTTTAATAACCACATAACCATCATTCTGAAAGTCAAGTTCTGCATTCTGATGCAAGTTAAGACCATTAAGGAACTGATTCAGATCATAAATGCCAAAGTCACGGGGAATGTCTTCAGAAATATTTGCTTCTGCAAGGATATTCTTCATCACAGAGATTGTCCTCAATTTAGTTCCTTCTTTGAAAAGAATAGACTGATTGATTGAAGAAAAGTTCTTGAGAAGGTTGAGTGTGCGATCAGACAGTTTCATATTGTTGGGTTTCAGTTTCATTGAGGATAGGTTTCGCGTTGTGCGTTTTTGTCATTGAAATTCATTAGAAGAACAGCATAGTGCAGAATCTTCATAATGTCACGGCGAGCAGTTCCCTTTTTGTCATATCGAGAAGCATACTTCAAGATGTTGCTTCTGCAAAATGCTTCGCCGTCACCACATGCTTCAATAAGGTCAAGGGTTTGGATTTTGTCAGTGCCAGCAGAATAGTGTTGCGTATAAGTGCCACGGATGTATTCAAGGAGTTCTTTAACAATCTCTTCTTCATTATACTTCCAAGGAGTTGCAGGAGAGTTAGAAATAATATCAGTCATATTTGGATTAGCAGTCAAAAATTCATAATCGCTGTGCCCCCACGGGAGCATACCATCATCGATAGCATAAGGATGTTCATCCATAATAAAGGGAAAGGATTATTTTTACCTTCCCCAATTATATCAAACCGACTGGAATGTGTCAATCGACTCTTCAGAAGGCATTTGGAAATCAGCATCCACCTTGTCATACAGTTCAATGAATGCCTGTTTAGTTTCATCATCAAATCGTGCTGTACAAACATCAATTGCTTTTGCTTTATTACCAAAGATGCTATAAGCACGGATAATGTGAACCAGACGACGAGTGCTAATGATTTCCTCAATACCACCATCGTAGAAAGTCTTGCGGATAATATCTGCCCAGTCCACCAGACGCTTACAGAAGTCACGATCTTCCACACCAAGATCCAAAGCAACACCTTCCAGAATCTTCTGCTCAGTTGCAGGAGATGGATACATCTGCTCAAAGGTCACAGGAAAACGCTCAAGAAATGCTTCGTTCAGAACATTGGTGCCAATGAAACGACCGTCATCAGAACCTTTACCTTTAGTGTTGGCAGTAGCAATGATATTGAATCCTTTTTTAGGATTTACCCACTTACCAATTTTTTTCAAGAAAACTCCTTTACCTTCAAGAATCGATTGAAGGCAAAGAATCTTGTTGGAAGCCAGGTCAATCTCGTCAAGCAGTAGAACCGCACCGCGTTCCAGGGCTTCGATGACTGGACCATTGTGCCAAACGGTTTCGCCGTTGATAAGGCGGAATCCACCAATGAGATCATCTTCATCTGTTTCAATAGTAATGTTGACACGAATCAGTTCTCTTTTGAGTTGGGCACAAACTTGCTCAACAGAGAAAGTTTTGCCGTTTCCAGAGAGACCTGTAATGAATGTAGGGTAGAAAATACGGGATTGAATGATTTTTTTAATGTCCCCAAAATTGCCAAACTTGACGAAGGAATCATCTTTCTGAGGGATAAGGTTTTGTTCGATTGCAGGCATTGCTGCAGGAGCATTATAGGAAACTTCAAGTTCTTCCACAGTATCTTTAGTTACTTCCAAGTTCCATTTACCACGACCGACTTTACAATCAGACAGTTTATTGGTGACAGTCTGATAGTTAGCACCATTCATTGCACACCACGCACGAATGTCGCCAGAGGTTACAGTCTCACCATAAAGTGCTTGAAGAGAAGTGCGAATGTAGTCAGAGGACAGTGCCATTTGCTTTGTTTGAACTGAAGTTATTATAGGGCAAAAAGAAAGGGTCTTAAGACCCCAGTGTTCAGTCTTTCAACTGTCCATACCTATATTTCATAGCTTGGAGAAGATATGCCTGTGAAAGGGATTTGGGACCCTCTTGCAATATTTTAATGACTTTAGGATCCTTTTCTGATGCAATTGCAATGTCTTTCCAGTTTTCTTTCATGCTACCAGAGAAATAAATTCACCAAGAACTTTCTTATTTAGTTTCTTAGTCTTCAAACTCTTAACAAAAGCAGACTTAATTTTTGCTTTCGTTGCACCTTCATCAACATCAAATTCAGATCCATTAGCAAGTTCGGATGCAGAGATGCCAATGTATGCATCATATCCAGAACTATGAATCACAAAACTTTTTTCCTTCTTCCAATTTGCTTGAAGTTTGCAATATTCTTCAAAGTTCGTATGAATGCGAATAAAACTATTTGCATCACGCGGAGAAAGAACACGAATACCAATGAAATTAACAGAAGGAAAGTTGTCCTTTAGATTGTGAAGAATAAGATCAGTAAACTTACTCCATTCACCTTCAACTCGATATGTAATTCCAAGTTTACGATCGCGCACAAAAGTAGAATAAGGACTCAAACGGCGCTGACCAATGTAAACACCATTACCACGCTCTAGTTCAATATGACGAGTCAATGGGTTTGCTTCACCATCAGTCAGAACAATACACTGAACTTTCTGCAGTTTATTTTCCCGTTGAAACTTAGGAAGAATCTGGTGCATTGAAACAAGTGCTTCATTCAAAGGAGTCCCAGAAAGAGAAAGGCGTTCTGGAATAGAATAGTTTGCATAATGATCGTGAAAGTACTGAGCAATACGCCAAATATTAATCATCTGCTTTTCAGTTTCTTTTCCAGTTACTTTACTGGTAAGAATATTCATCATAGCAAATGAATCATCAATTGAAAGAAGTCCCTCCTTTTTTTCATAATGAGGTTTCCGTTGTGCTTCTACATATTCATCTTTTCGATAATCAAAGTAAGGACGCTTCCATTCATTCGTAAAAGCATATACTTCAAATGGAATAGAAACTTTACGACAGAACCAAATCAAATTGAACAGTTGCTTACAAGTATCCTCCAGAATGTTTGCCATAGAACCACTCCAGTCCAGAATAAACACAAGACCATGATTCTTACCGTCAGCAAGAGTAGTTACCTTTTTAAACAGGTCTTCGTTATATTTGTAAGTGTGAAGTTTGGTGCAGTCCAGAACACCAGTGCGAGCAGTGGTAGCA